CCGCTTACAGACGCTGTAGCAGAGCCTGAGTAGGTGATCATTGAGTCCATGAAGTGATTGGGATCGTATAACTCTATAAACTGTTTAACAGAGCCATTGATAGTACGTTTGACCACAAACCAGTGCTGGTCAGGTCCATCTTCTGAGATCACTGCTAAAGACTTGTATTCGCCATCTGTTGTGTGCCGATGCCAGCCGATGACTTCTTGACTTGGGTCGTATGTGAGCATTATAAGAACGCCATCCGTTCTAACCGCAAGCAACATAGAATCAGGCACATGAGAGTAACTAAGCGTTGTTAGACCACCCTCCGTTATATGCTCTGCCAAAAAAGTAATGTCATCAGATTGGAATGAATCAGACTCCCATTTGTACGCTACGTTACGCACCTGTGTGCCTGATCGCTGAATAAAGAATACGTCACTGCCAACATAGGCTGGGTGGCCTAGCTTAGACCCGTATGAGGTTTGTCGCCTGACATCGATGTTCGTTGGAGTAACCGCAGATTCATTGCCGCCTGTTACCCTAAACTCACCGCCAGATGTACCAATAATTAGCACTCGCTGTGCAGCAAGCCATTTGATATTGTTGACTCGGTCACTTGCTATGGCATAGCTCAATCCATCATTTGCTGAAGCACCAGGGTTAAAGTTTTCATACTCACCCGTCTTTGATGCCCAAAATGTCTGCGGCTTAGACACTGTGCCTGCATACCAAAGTCTTTGCTCATAAAACACCACACCACTGGGAAATCCTTTTATGGTTGTAAACGCTGGCTCTTGCCATAGGTTTGTCGGATTTGTGTCTTGAGGCATATAGCCTAAATCTTTAATGGTCACGTTAGCGACAGTGGCAGACGCAACACTATTGACCCGAACCCAAACGACCTCACCCGTTGCAACAGTGGGTATTGTGTCTATAAGAAAATCACCGCCAACATGACTAGAATTAAACAAAGAGCTACTGGCAGTGATATTCTGAGTCGTAGCAGTTGTGGAGGCAAAAGAGATTGTAAGTGTTTCATCTTGGTTAACAGGTAAGAACGGGCCTTTTTTAAACGATTCATCAGCAAGTGTCCAAGTAGCATGGGCAACCCTCGTTAGTTTTCGCGGCTTATGGCTGGGGTGAACAATCCACATTACATCTGCATTTTGTGCAAATTGAAGCTCATTAACTTGAGCGTGAGTGTAATTTGTTGCGATCTCATATGTTGATCCATTGGCTTGGATCTGACCGCCATTGGTATAGAACCTTATATAGTTATTTCCGAACTCTAAAACATAAGTCTGGTCCACGCTGAACTCAAACGGGATCAGCCTAGTTGTATGTGCAGAGTTTTTAACCTCGTTAATAAATTTAGTACCGCCACGCCTTTTTGCGCCACCATGCGGTAGTGCAATAAAGTTTTCCATTAATTCACAGCCACTGGCGTATTTAGGTGAGTCAGTTCGGCCCATTAGTCGAGGTGATAGCTCTCCACTTGAGAAACTATTAATGATCGGGGTAAGTCTCATGCGCGAACATTCTCCAAAAGAGTTGCAGTAATGTCCTCAGATCCCACTTCAGCACCATCATACATTGAGGCATCCAAAATGCTTTTCTCGCACATCTGCCACATGTCATTTGATAACGCTCGGTTCTGCGTCAAAGCATAAGCAATTTCTGCTGATATTCGACATGACAACGCAAATACAAAGGCAGGGTCAAACTGCCCAGGGTCTGTAATTCTTGCGACATATTTAATAGTTGCACTGTCGCTATTGCAGATAAGGGATCGTCCCTCAACTCTGTATTTTGAATCTTCCTTTAAATCTAACACTGCCAAGCAATGTGGATCGTTAGGGAGGCTGTAAGCTTTTGTAAAGCCCCACACTGGAGCGGTGGATAGTTGAGCAAGGGTGGCTCGTTTAATAGCACAAGCCCACGGATACGCTCTTAGGATTGCATCACGCGCATCAGCATAGACTGCGTTACATACGTTAGCTTCGGTCGATCCATCAGTCAGAGAGGTGATAGTGCTTGCACCTAGCATGGCTAACGCCCTGTTGCAGATTGAAACTTCACTAGCCATAGCTACTCCTTGATTAAAAAAAAGGGGCGTATTTCAGCCCCTTGGTTAATTGCACTAAGAGCTTAGGACTCGGTGCAAAGAACTTCTACGACACATTCATCCTGGATGCGTGTTGCTCCAGCTACGAATGACAAGTACACCTGGTGTGCATAACTCTTGTCTGCGCGTAAATCGATCTTGGTAGTCACATCTTTACCAATGCCTAGACCCATAGCTCCCTTTGTGAATGCAAAGCACTTACGCTGGGTTGAGTTAAGGTTTAGACGCTCAGAGCGTAGGAACTTGAAACCCATAAAGGTGTCAATGTCGCCCTGTACCAAAGCTTTAACACTGTTGTAATCGCTAGAACTAACCTGAGTTGTAGCCAAAAGGTTTGACACCTGTTGAGATCCCAACACAAAGAAACGATCTTCTTCGTCTACATCGTTGCCATCAAGAATCTCTTTAGTAGAGATTAATTTAGCAAGTGTTAAGCCAGCAGAGCCGTGAGCAATTTTCTGCCCAGCAGGCAATGCCACGTTAGAGCCGTCACCATCGACAGCGTTACCAGTTGCAGCAGCAATGATTAAATCATCGAATGCGCGAGCCATTGAGTTAGCACCTGATTTCGCATATGCGGATTCGGGGCTGATTAACATACGAACTTTATCTTCATCATCGATGAGATCGGCCCAGTGGTAGTCAGTCATGGTCGCAGTCCTACGCGAGTGTGGAACTTCCAGCACAGGTGTAGTGGTGTGGCGACTAGACTTGACGACAGCAGCGACATTACCAAGACGTTCAAAGTTGAACTTCTCGCCTGTTACTGATTGCTCGGTTACTGATGCGCGTAGGCGTGAGCCTTTCTGCGATGCTAAGTGAATTAAATTGTCTTGAAACTGTTGTACGAACGCTTTTGCGATTGTATTAGCCATGAGAGTATCTCCAGATTGGCAATTGAAATTGGCGCATTGAGCTACCCGACTTTCGGACTCTTAACTGGCAATAACGCTTGCTTCAACGAGATATGAGAAACGGCTCATCTAACCGCAGGACTAAGACTTAGCTACCCTGTGATTAGATGATCGTGTTTTTTGGTGCGGTTATTAGAATTAATCTATTTCTGGATATGCCTGGTTGTAGAGCTTTTCCATTTTTTCTAGTTCAGCCCTGTGCTGTGGGTGATTAGCGACATTGTATGGGTGTTCAGCGTTGCGCCTAACTTCACCAATCCTTTCCATTGCCTCGCTTGGGCTTAACGAAAATCTATTATTACTTTGTAGCCCTGCTGACTCATCTTCAGTTAATGTTGCCCCAATGCCAGCCATCAACTTGATCATGTTTGGATTGTTGGCAAGTCCCGATTCCAGTAAAAAGTCTTTAGTATCTTGGTCAGCGTAGGCAAGCACTGCGTTTTTAGCTTGTGCTAGCTTTGCATCGTAGGCATGGCCCCATTCTTTTCTGAGCAAGTCATCAGAATCTTGCATTTGCTGGTCATTTGCATCGTCTGCTTCTTGACCTTGGGCCGCTGTGTTTTCTTGCCAGGCTTTAACCTGGGCAGTTGATAATCCATTTTCGTGCGCCCACTCTAAAAAGTCAGGGTCAGCCCCTTCTACTTTATAGCCTTGCGCTGTATCTGGACGACCTAACCGCGAATACATTGCATTACGCGCCTCACTCTCATCGCTGGGAAGGTTTAACAGTGTAGGAACCTTGGCAGTTAGCTTTGAATTAAACGCTGTCCAATCGTCTGTGCTTGCGTCCTCACCTGGTATGCGAATAGAACCGCCAGCGTATTGCTGCGCGTCTAAGTATGATTTAGCTAACGTATTTAAATCAGGTATCTGTGATAGTGATTCGTTACCCCGATACTCCTCTGACAATCCAGAATGCCATGACTCTGATGCCACTTCTGCTACCGCTTCTTCACTCATTTTGTTTCTCCACTACGTTTGTAATTTCTAAATATATGCTCCGCTGCCCTTCTTTAAAGGCAGTTTCATAAGGGTCTGTGGAGAACGAAATTCGATCCCCATAGGCCACTTTCATATTGGCAAGTATTCTCTCGCCTGTTTTGCTACTAAATAATTCTTTTATATCTTTACTGAACTGATCCATTTACCGTTTGCTCCAAATCGGCCACTTGCTGTGCGCCTGCAATTTCCTGCTGGCCCTGCGCCATTTCAGCTTGTTGTTGTTGCTGCTGCTGTCGTGCCTGCCTTAACTGACCAACTTGCTCGTCACCCAGTAACATATCTGCTGGCGCACCCAGCCTGTCTGCAATAGTGCGACCAGCCTTGTCAACATTAACAATATCTAGGACTTCTGGGTTGACCTGGGCTAGTTGCATGATCCCGTCTATTGCGCGTTGGATGCCTGTCACTTCATCCATTTTCTGAGATCGTGCTAGTGGGCCTACATACTCAATGTCTAAATCACCTCCAGCCTGTTGTAATACTTCGGGCATTGGTGGCAGCGCATTGCCACGCAACATGGAATAAAAAGCACGTTCAACAATAGGGTTTAGAAACTCAGACTGTAGTCGCCCAAGAGTCGGGCCTAGCAAACGCTGCATCAATTCATAGCGAACCTGGACTTCAGTCGCTGTCATTTGAGGACCATCGTTTAGCTCAAGCTGATCACTAAAAAAGATCCTACGCACTGATGCTCTTACATCGTTTAACATCAACTGGTCGGCATTCCAATTAGTAGCATTGACTATCGGCTCTAGGTTATTCATGTCGCGCACATAAGTTACTGTGCTGGGACGCATATCGATCTTACCTAGTATGCCGTTCTGCATGGCCTTGAGTGGTGGATCAATCGACTTCTCCCACGCTTTCATGGCAAGCTTACGCGCCTCATTCAGAGTCTTAATGTCTGGTCGAGCAACACAGCCAGGTCCAAACCCATATACATCGCCTGTCGTCTTAGACCAGCGCGGAACCATAAACGGCAACTCGTAATATCCACTTTCTTTGCATATCTTCTTGTCAGAAACGCTGATGAAATAACAAGCCCAAGGCCGTTGATTTGGAGGTGCGACTAAAGCTGGCTCACCTTTTAACTCTCGCGGAAACACAGCCTGTACATATTCAAATTCCTTTTCTGGATCAGCTTCTAAGGCTTTGAGAGCTTTGTCTCCACAGTTGTCACCAAACTTTTGATAGGCTTGTCGTGCTGACATTTTGATTTTACGAAAAACAGTGTCAATCTTTCCTTCTGACGATTCGGAAACTACAACTTCAGCTAGGTGACACGCTCGAAAGTTAAAGCCATCAAATTGAGCCTCTTTGGTCTTAACATCAAAT